AATAATATCATCTCTTAATCTCATTTTTTAATTCTTCTCGCTTTATCAATTGCTCTACTTCCAAACCAAAAAGATATGATAGCTGCAAAAATTGCTTTTGTATCATCGTCCCAAAGTAAGTTTATTGCTTCAGAAAAATCAGTTCCTTTTTCTAAAGCTTCCATTAATAATGTTATTTCAATAGTTGCAAATAATATAAAAAAAGCATAAGTTATAACTGGTCTTACAGATTTTTGTAAACCAGCAATAATTCCACTACTTTTATTGATTGCAATATCATGTTGTATTAAACGATCATGTTCCTTATCTGCTCCCATTTGTTCATAGACTTTAAGGTCATGATCATATCCGGCTGCTCTTAATTCAGCCATCATCTTCATTTTATCTAATTCATGTTTATTGTCTGTTTTTTGAGCAAACGAATCCGTTATTGCAGGTACTGCTGAACTAGCAAAACCTAACAATGATCCTAATATCGATAGCATAATTTATCCTTTCATTCAGATGGCTCTGTCGCCGTGCATTACAACACTGACTAATTTCATTAATTGATTTTTTGTGCCGTTATTAATCATGTCTTTTACTTTTTCAACATTTTTCTTATTCAATCTTTTATCTATTGCATTAAGTATTGCTGAAGCCGTGAACATATCTATTACAGCTTGTCCGTCTTTTAATTTTATTTTTCCAAACTGTTTTCTTTTTACAATATTTCTGATAGTCGACATATTATCTTCGGCTATTATTTCTTCTGCTTCCATATATCTTTTAAAACTCTGTAATTGAAATCTTTTTAGAAGCGCAGGTAATTTCTTTCTTCTATCTATAACATTAGTCGTTGTAAAACGTGGACCCATAGCAGTATCAGCAGGATTTGGAATCGCGGAAGTATTAACTGCCGGAGCATCCTCATTCTTTTGTTTCTTTTTCTTTTCCATAAGGTTTACAAGCTTTCTGTTATTCATCTTATTAACTCATTAGTAGTAATATATATGTTTTGATTGGTTTTCAAATGAGTAACTTCATATATATTTAAACCAAAAACTGTATCAATTGGGTAACAATCTGAATTTACCTTTACTTTATCATTAGTATATACTTCTTTTTCGTATGTAGAATTTAAAACTTTAGAATTTCTAATTTTATATACACCAGGAGATAGTTGATCGTCTTCTAAAACAAACCATTTGCTACTCTCTGCTAAAAAATCTAATTTTTCTAAGTTACATTCTTTAATTATTTTTTCTAAACCATTATCAGATAATTTACCATCTTCTTTTATAAGAAATAATGCTGAGGCAAAACTACCTAACCTAGTACCGCCTCCAGGAATCTTTTGTACAAGTCTTTTTATATTAGCACATAATCTAACAAAAGGAGTCCAAGCATCTCTTCTTTCTGGCGAATTTAATCTTTCTGCTTTTATTCTTTTACCTTTTTCATCTATTAGTCCAAGTTTATATGCATCCCAACTTTCCCATTTCATAACCATCATTCGAATAAATCGAAATGTATAAACCAAATCGGCTGCACCTTTTAAAACTCCCATTATATTTCCCTTAATTTGTTTATAACATCTTGATCCATGGTTATTCCGGTGTATTGGTCATTTTTTATATATTTTAAATAAATTAAAAAAGGCTTTATAATTGGCCAATGATTATCATTTAACTTTAATTCAAATATCTTCAATGCTCCAGATATAGTAAAAGAATTACAAAGAATTATAATATGATTTAAGATTAATCTTTCTGCTAATTCGTCATGTTCTAAATAGCGATTGACTAATCTTTTTACATATTTAAATCGTTTCAAATCCTCGTAAAACTCTTCGATATCAGAAAAGTTAGGTTTACGATAATTCTGCGCAGCAAAAAGAATAAGATTCTTTTCAGTAAGTTCATCAATAATAACCATAATATTATATATTATATATTAAGATACGTTATAATCTTGATGTATAGCTTCTTCTAATTCTTCAATTAACGTTTCTTTCTTTTTTCTACGATCAAGTTCAAGTCCATATCTGCGTCCAACTGCTTCGAGTTCCATTTTACTACAAGCATCATAATCTTTCATCTCCATGTGATCTGTAAGTTCTTCAACTAATTTACTTTTACTATGTCTTCTATCTAACTCAACACCGTGTTGTCGACCAAGAGATTCAAGTTCTATTTTTGTCATTTCATGCAAATTTTTACCATCATCATCTTCGTGATCATGTGGTTCATCGCCACCTTCATGAGAATGTGTGATGCCAGTATCTTCATGAGTATGTTCTAGAGGATCGGCTGATACATGTACAGTTTCAGTTTTAACAGCTGATGCTACAGGTTTTGGTTCAATTATTTTAGGTGCTAATGGATCTACAATACCCATCCTATCAACGTATTCATCAACCTGTTCTTGAGTAAAACTTGCACCTTTTAATATTTCACGCCTTTTGGCATGCCGCCATCCCTTTGTAGTAGGTACAGCATTTCTTAACCAACCACCTGGTCTACTAATTGGATTATCCATAATTTCTCCTTTATCACTATTATATGTTTTTCATACTTTGATATGCTTTTACTAAACTTTCCATTTTTTGACTTGGTGAAGCAGGATCTTTCATTGGCGTACCGCTTTGTACTACTTTACTATCTCCAGATCTAGTATTATCACCGCCACTTCTAGGTTTGGCTGATGGACCTCTTGAACCAGCAGCTTTTGCATCTTCTGGTGCTTTAGCCACAGTATCATTCATCTTTGCACCTTTCATCATATCGGCTTTCATCTTTTTAGCACCGCCGCCTTTTAGCATGTCATCCATAGTTTCTTTTGAATCCATATTACCATGACTTCTTTCTAATACAGATAAAAGGGCTTCACGAATTTTGGATTCACTCATTCTAGCTTTCTGATCATAATAGTCTTTGTGTTTATCATGTGTACGATCATATGCTGGTAACTTATCATAATCATGGCCATCTTTTGCTGCCATTCTCTTGGCTTTTTGTAAGTAATGATAGCTGTGATCACCAGGAGTTTGACCAATAGATTCATTTTTTTTCTTATTAATAGCTGCTTGTTTATTTGCCACAAACTGTTTATTAGTCAATGGTTTCTTCTTTATTGGTTTTATTAAATTTTTATGATCTGGATGAAGAGGTGTGTAAGGTTTCATTCCTTTGTCAATTCTTTTTTGATTTGCTTGTGCTTGTTTTCTTGCCACGAACATATCATTTGACATACCTTCTTTAGTAGTCTTTTCCATTTTCTTTTCTTTATCTTTCATCTTAGGATTCATTTCAGCAGTATCGCCATTTTCACCTTCTGGTTCATCTTTTGTTGGTGAATTCATTTTTTTACTTTTCTTTTTCATTCTTAACATAGCAAAATCTTTTCCATCGATATCACCATCTTTATCGTGATCAAGTTTATGTTGATCTCCAGATAATTTTTCTTCTAATGGCTGGGGTTCATTATTTACAGATGTGGCCCCTGGCATCTTTATAAAACTAAATGTCATATTTTTTTCTCCTTACATGAACATATGAGCTGCTATGGCACCTATTGAAGCCACTATTACTACCCAGAATAATCTATTTATTAAGTTAACGGTTCTGGCATTCTCGTCAACTTTAAATGATATGTCGTCTATTTTCATCGATAACTTATTCATTCTTTCATACATTTTATTATAGTTATCTTGCAATGATAAAATTTTTTCTTCTGCTCTGGCCATAGAAACCATCGCATCGGTTAATCTATCTAATTTTTCTTCAATTGCATCTAGCCTATGGTCCATCTCAGCCATTAACAACACCCTCTTTTATTAATCGTTCTCTGTTTTTAAGATGAGCTTCTATTATCTCTGTTTTACTTTGGCCATGATATTCAACACCGTATCCATTATTTATCATTTTCATTACTAATGAAGTACTTTCAGTTAATTCTCTTCCTATCATTCGTTTTTCTTCTATTTCTATATCGCCAAGTATTCTACCAAATTTTCCTTTTGAATCGTACGATTTACAAACTAATTTTACTATACTTCCTACCGGTAAAAGATTTCGAACATATTCTTTCGATAATAATCCAAATTTTTTTTCTTCTAAATCTCTTGTCCTGGATTCGGGTGTATCGATACCTTCTAAACGAATTCGTTCTTTATGTATCCACACGCCGAAACCAAGATCAATATCCACGTCGAGTGTATCGCCGTCAACTATTCTTAATACTTTAGCATTATATTCGTACATAATTACCCTATACTATGAAGCATCCTTTCTATGCCAAATGGCCCAAAGGATCCATATTGCGATTAAACCCATAACGCCTTGACTACCTAGTCCAGCTAACATAGCTGAGACGTTATCAACTACACTCCAATCGCCAGGAATGAAAGGCACACTGCCTATCCCTAACACTTCGAGTATAATTGCGAGAGCAGCAACGCTTACACCAACGTCGGCAAGTGCGCCTGCCCACCCTCTGATTTTTACTAATATTTCCATAGTTCCTCCTATGTTTAATCGACGACGCTAATTCTTTTAACCACCAAATTCATGTCCAGCAACTCTTTTCATTTGTTTGTTGAATTCCGATTGTGATGGCTTATCTTTATATAATCTAATCGATATCTCCGGTCTTTTCTTTCCTTTAATTCTCCAATTATAACCCTTTTGCTTATGTTCTGGTTTACTGGTTTTTACAACTCTTCTTTTATATCCAGCTTCCCAAGATTCAGCACCTTCAACGTATTGTTTAAAATCTAACACTGTGCTATCGTTTACTTTTTCTTCTTTTCATGAGTTTATCTAACATTGCACCGGCTTGACCAGGTGTTATGTCTTTCATTTTTTTAACTGATTCTGGAGAGCCATAATCTGCTAAATAATTTTCTTTAAAATCAGATGGATCATGATTTGGCATTACTGATAATACTTTTTTAATATTATTTGGATGGCCTGTCATTTTAGTACCATCACCAGCAGCTTTATGTTTAACACCATGTTTTTTTGTTAATTTAATGAAATCAATATCAGTATTATCATGTTGATCTATATGATGTACGGCTTCATCTATATCTTTTCCACCTGCTAAATCTCGATACATTTTTCTAACCTGAGATTTAGGCATACGATCAACTGAATCTATCATCGAAGGTTGTTTTACAATTTTTCTTAACTGTTGTTTTATATCACTTGGACTTCTTCCAACCATTATCATATCAGGCAGTCCTTCTATCTTAACTCTAAACATCATACCGGTTTCATTACCAGTTGTCATTCCTTCTTTTACATTTTCATTTGTACTATTCATTTGCATTCTTTTTTTAATAACTTCACGATCAGTTGGAACCATTCGCACACCTCTTCTACCATCTGGTTTAGTATAAACTTCGGGTTTTCTATCCGCACTACGTACATTTTCGTTTGCTTTTTTCATCATATCCCTTATTTTATCTATTTTATCTTTTTCTCCGGGTTTTAGCATAGCATTTCTTTTTTGCTTGTTTATTCTTTCTATAGACTTAGCATATTCTGAAGAGCTTTCAGTTTTTTTCTTTAATTTACTTTTTACAGTTTCATAACCTTTTTTAACAACATTGCCGACTGTTGCTGCAGCACTTCCAATAGTCGATGGATTAATTCTTGATGCCACTCGAGCTACGGTTGGTAAAAGCATTAATGGATTTTCTTCTAAGTTAGTATTTTCATTATTTGGTAAAGGACCTTTCTTAGCAGAAAGATAAGCTGCTATTCCTTGTTCACGTCGTTTCTTTTTAGAATGTCCATCAAATCTTTTATCTTTTGATTGTTGAAAATCATCGATCCAAGCTCCGATTCCGTCTGATACTTTTAGTGGCATTTTTTTATCCTATTTATGATGATTGGTATCTTCGTAACCATGTTTAGCTATTCTAGCTTTATATGCTTTATGCATAGCTGAACCATGACCACCTAAATGTTTATCAGCAAATTCTTTATGATGAGCTTTCATTCCACTAGACACTACTTCGTTATCATGTTCTATAGCTGCAGTAGCATGTTTTTTTACAGCAACTGCTGTAGCTCTACCATGTTTACTACTAATTGCCTGTAGCGTATTATTCATTTTTTCTTTAGATGCTCGTTTTTCTTTTGCTGAAATATCGGTCATATGAGCATATGTAACTACACCTTTATGATGATAAACGTCTGCAGCCATGTGTCCAAGATTCTCGTTTATTAAATTTCCTCTTATTTCGTCGAATGTTTTCATTTTTTTATCCTAAGCTAAATCTTTATCGTGATTAAGTCCACCACGCTTTTTCTTTGTTATAAATGCATTAACTCTTGCATGTCCCCATTGAGATGGTGTAGTTCCTGGTCTATGACCAGTTTTCCAAGCAGCTACTCCACGATTATATACTTTACGTAATGTACTTGATGAAATTCCAGATTTTTTGGCTTTATCTCCTAGAGACTTACCAGCTTTATCTTCTTCAAGATGTTGTTTAAATTTTAACATTATACTGAAGTCTCCCTATTTTTTTTAATAGCATCACGCATTCTAGCTCTGTCCATAGCCATGTCGTGTCTTTTTGCAGCTATTCTTTTTTCTCTATCAACTTTTGCTTTTGCCATCTTTATATCTTCACCATACATTGCTTTAAAAGCTTTTGTATATTTGCTTTGAGGCATTGGTTTTTTTCGAGCAGCTTTATCACCAGGTGCATCTTTGTATGCACTATCATCATCGTCTGGTTTATCACCGTGCTTTTTAAAATGTGCATCTCTTTTTTCTTTAGTTTTTGGTTTTAATCCTTTGTGATAAACAGCAGGTTGAGAACCTTTTCTCTTTTTTATATCGGGATCTTGTGCAACTTCAGGTCCTTCATATATTTCATTATCTAAAGGACTCCATTCTTGAAATGTTAACGGTTCGATATCATGAAGCCATTTTCTTAAATGGTGCCCATTCGAAGTTTCTACAATAACGTAATTAGGGCCTTTTTTTACTATTTTTGTAACTTCATCATTTTCTTTTACAATTACTTTATCATTAATTTTAAAAATCATACCCTTTACATATGCCTCTCTGATATCTGAAAGTTTTTCTAATTGAATTAAATTTTGAAATATCTTTTGTTCTTTTAAACCCATTCCCATTCTTACTGAATTATATAATTTTTTAGCTTCAGTATTAGACATATTTCTGGGTAAACCCTGTGAAAATTTAGTAAAATCTTTTTGTTCCACAGCTTGACGCATTTTAGATGCTGACATTCCAGTTGTACCATCAGCATCAGGATCTCTTTCACCAGCTGATATAATGTTTATTTTTTCAAAGTTATAAAAGCCATGACGAGCTTTTTTACCATTATACTTATTTAATAATATTTTAAATTCATTGAGCCTGTCAGATCCAACAACTAAAGAAATATGTTTATAACCTTCATCATATAACTTTGTTGCTACATCAAAAACATTCTTAATCTTTTTATCTGCCATAATTTGGCGTGCATGTTTCGGAAACATTTTCCTTGCATATTTAATTTTTTCAACAAAGGTTAATGGATTTTTTTTCTTATCTTGTGTTTGAGACAAATAAACTCGATAAGGATTTTTACCAGATTTTTCTGATAATGTTCTCATTAACTTTTCATGACCAATAGTCGGAGGATTCATTCTACCAAAAGTAAAATAAACTCCTCTGCTTTCTTCAATTAAATATGATCTAAACGAATTTACCACTACATCTTCTTTCTTGCTATTTCTGCTCTTCTTTTCTTTGGCATCAATCTTCTTTGTAAAATATCTAATCTTTTTTGAAAAGATGGTCGATTTAATCTTTTTTCTATTGAAGCTTTTGCTACATCAGATAGTTCTGATTTTTTACGCCCTTTTAATAGCTTATCTGCTACGGCTTTTCGAGCAGATCTTCTTGATCTTTTCTTTAAAACTGGATCGCGCGCCATTCTTCTTTTTGCTCTTTTACGAGCAAGTTTAAGAACAGTCTTACGTCTTTTTGCATCTCTGGCTTTTTTCCTACGACCAGAAATAGATAAGACTTCATCTAATGTTTGGGATTCTTCGAAGAGTTCAACGTCTTCTTGCGTAAAATTTTTAAACGATATGGACCTGTTGTCTGCCATCTTTATCTCCCTGGTTTATCCCATCCCTTGATTATATTGGGTGAAAAGTTAGCGAATGAGAATTCCATTCGATCAACTATTTTCACTGCATCACCACCAAGTTTATCTATTGCTACATAACCTTCTTGACCTGTAGAACGATATCCTCTATTTGTTTTTAAAAATGTATTCGTCTTATTTAGTTTATTTAATATATTTATAAGTTTTAACTTCGCTAAAACGATAACTTTTTGCAAATCAAACATTCTTTTTAGGCTTTTTTTATTGCCATCAGAGAAAAACGTTAAGATTTTTTGGAGCTTTGCTTTTTGACCGGCTTGGCCTTTTTCTGTTTTCCTTTTATCGATTTCTTTTTGGTATTTTTGTTTAATCCAATTAATGAGCTTGGAAACATGATTACCTGTATTAACGACCACTTGACCTTTGCGTATATAGCTATTATTAAATTGCTCAATAAGTTGAGCCAACTCACGATTACTTTCCAAAGTTTTAAGGGTAGTTGAACTAATTTGGTTAAATAAGAACCCAGCGTGACTAAGATATTCATTAACTTCCTCCGTATCTTTTTTTGTCATCGTATAATTAGTCATATCTCTTAACATAGCGTCTTGAGAAAAAACATTTGCACTTTTTTTAAATTGTTTTATATTTACACCATAAGAAGCTTTCATCGTTTCGAAAGATCTACCACTATATGATGTATGCCATACGATACCCATTTTTGCTTTTTTAACTGTTTTAGCCATCTCTGTGCCATTTGGGATAGCATATACAATTGTATTTGGGTGAAACGTAACGTATTGTTTTCCTTTTATTTTAGATATTGTTAAATCTTGTTTTGAGAATAAAAAATCACCTTGAATAACTCCTTTAATTCCAAGTTCTGGTAAATATTTTAATGCGTCTTTTAGCTTAATAGCCAAACTCCCAGAAGTATCAGCATCAACGTCCTTAGCATTATAATATACTTTTGGTGATTTATTGAAAATCCCCTTTTTCGCAACAAAGAAATTACCGTTTCTGGGATCAATACCAGCAAAAATAGCAGGAGCACCATCCCACTTAACACTAACTGACCCATCTTTCACACCTCCTAATGTATCTCTCATTGATCTAAGAGCAAGAATAGCTTCTCTTGTACCTTTCACTCCGCCATAGAGAACTTTGTCCTCTATATGCGTCATATGAGTATTTTTTTGCTCAGCTATAAAATCTATAAAGTTCATTTTGCACTAATCTTAGGTTTAATTGTTCCTTGGGTTATTACATCAATTGATATTGCAGTTTCTCTTATCGGTCCGACATGATATACTTCTCCTAACTGTTGTGCAGGAGTTTTATTTATCAGTAGTATAAGAGGATTTTTATTTAAATATTTGTGCGTAACCTTACGATATGGTATTTCTACTTGAGAATTCCATTGTGCAGCTAATTTTCTATCTTTCATTATAGCAGCTTGTTGTTGACCGTTAACACCGTTTTTTTCTGCTCTACCTTGTTTTCCCATTTTTAAATTAGGGTCAACCATATCTCTTAATTTGAATGCTGCAGCAGTCATTTTTTCAAGAGGTACTGTGCCGCCTATTTTAAAATCTTTATACGCATTTTGTTTTGCATTAAAATTTCCAGCTTTTACTTCGTAATCTGTTGAACCGATTTTTATATCAGCTGCAGCAGACGATCCTCCACCTAAATGAGCATCGTCTAAAATAAAAAATAACGTTGCTTCTCCAGGACCTACACCCTTTAAATTATAATTGTGTAATGCTAAAAATTTACTTAAATTTTCCTTTTTAAGTTCCTTAATTACTTTATTAAGCTGATCTTTAGTTGGTTTTCCAGCTATAGTTTTATCTAGATCGAATTTTGGAAAAAAATGCATTCTAATTAAATGCTGTATTTCTTTTTTATATTTTAAACTAGTAAAATCTTTAGATGCAAGATTAAAAGAAGTTACCTTCTGTGCTCTTTTTAAAAAATTAGCATCAAGATCAGCAACTCTGACTGCTGCCATTTCTCTTAAATAACTTTTAAACTTCATCATAGTCCTACCTTTATTAATATTATACCTTTATTTATATAATAAATTTTTCCATTTGTAAACAAAAAAGGGACCGTTAAGGTCCCTAGTTAGTTTGGAGGAGAATTATTATTTTTATGAAACTTGAATCGCTATGTATACACATAATGCTAAGATTGCGAGTTTACCGTAATCTAAATCCCATTTGGTTCCTTCACCAAAGTTTTTCTCAAATTTTTTCATTATGATGCCTCTGCAAATTCAATTGCAGATTTGATAGCATCACGCTTTCTAACCTGATTGTAACCATACCAAGAAGAATAAAGTCTGTTATCTTCGTTACGACCTTGAATATGATCGGTAACATATGTAACAGAATTAAACGCTTGCCACCAACTTCCTTCTGCGAAGTTAAAACCAGGCTGTACTTCAAGAGCATCATAACAAAGACGTGCATTTCTTGATAAAGTATCAATAGCAAGTTTTTTACCTTGTATTTTCTTATCAGCAGTTCTTGGAAATACTGTGTTGTAATATTCAATAAGAGCTTCAGCTGTATATCTTTTCTTACCAAGAAATTCAGCCATTTCTTTATATGAATTTAGTTTTTCAGAAGCAATACCAAGAGCTTCTTTTACAGTATCTGGATTAAATTCAGCTCTATGACCGACTTTTACTGCTTTATCTGCTTTCATTTCTAGTGAAAGTGAAAGAGTATTATTACAAACTACTCTAATTGGTGTAAATCTAATATCGATTGATTTTCCATATTGATGTGGATTTGAAAAAAGTAAATATGAATCGACTTTATCTCCACCAAAAAGTTCAAATGAGTCTTTAACTTTTGCTAAAGCCCAAACCATTTGACCACCTTTTAGTGATCCAGCTGTATTCATTTCCATATTTCCAGCTAATACATATTCACCAAAAAAATTGAAAGCATCTTCATTTTGTACAGGATGCCAATCTTTACCAACATTGGTAAGAATTTTTCCATCAGTACTTCTGACTAAAGATTTTTGACCAGTTGGCATTAATTCGCCTTCGAATTGAATATATGATTCAACTTCTTCAACTCTCCAGTCAAGACCAGCTTTTTCCATCATCATAGTCGGTGATAGATCGTTTGATACAGGTGTTCCTAGGCCATGCCATGGAACTTCACCTGCGTATGCCATTGTTTCTACTTGATGCGCCATAAATAATTCTCCCTTATATAGCAGTTAATAATGAAGGTGAAACTTTCCAGTTACCGATATTAGTAGCAACGACTATAGTCTTGATATTAACTTTTTTTATAAGACCTTCTAGAAAATTACCTTTTCTACTTTCGAAAGAAACACGATCGCCAACTGCAAATTGTCTTGCAGCTGTATATTGAAATTCACTTTGCTTTAATTTTATCATTGTTATGATAGCATTGATTTCGTCACGGTTACAATTGTTAATTATACCTTGCACATTATCTAATTTATTCACTTTATTCATTATTAAATTTTCCTCATTTTAATTTGCTTATAGGTATAATATAAACTGTTTAGCGTGAAATGTAAACCCTTTTTTTTAATTAATTTAAATTTTTATTTATACTGGTACAAAAATGATACAATATTATTTACAATCTTTTTGGTTCTATTTCTAAAGACTTTCCACTATAACCCCAAAATTCATTATAAGATTTTGAAATTTTTACTTTATTATTTTTTTTAAAATATTTTTTAATAACTTTACTATGAACATCCATTGGCATTTTAAAACCTAATTCATTAACATGTTCTTTTAGTCTTTCTCGCCTTTGCATTCTTTCGTCGAAAGTGCTATTTTCATTATACCAATCATTTCTTTGATTATATTTTATATTCAATTCTTCTTGCATATGCCATACGGGTGCATGTGGCATAAAAATAAATGTTCCTCCAAGAATAACTGTGTGAAATACATCTTTGTGTTTTTGATGTTTAGTAAAAAAATTTAAAGTTTCTTGAAAATCTTTTTCTGTTTCAGTTGGATAACCTACCATCATAAGTGCAGTAATTCCAAGCTTATATCGATAACTCATTTCTACGTAATGATCTAAATCTTCATTACTAAATTTTTTATCCATATGGTCGCGTACGCTTTCAGAACCTGATTCTATTCCTAAGTCTTGAGATAATATTCCGGCTTTAGCCATTTTTTCAAAATACCAAGGTGGACATTGTCTTTTTGGTCTAACTATACATTGTCCTGCAAATTGCATATCTTCTCGTAACATACCCTCTTCTTTATAATTAATTATTTCATCTAAAAATATATGAAATTCTTTCATGGCTCCATTAAATAAACTATCTGCCCATCTCATTACATTTACTGTTGGATGTCTTAAAGATTGATGCATAACTTCTTTAGCCATGAGTTTTCCAGATCTAAATTTAAATTTAGGAGCCATTGCATGAATATCACAGAAAGTGCAATTTCTTACACACCCTCGAGATGATGCCATATATAATACACTTCCATTAGAAGAATATTCTTTTAAACGTAAATCTGTATAATCTGGAAATGGGTATTTGTCTAAGTTTTGTAATTGTTTAAAATTTTTAGTATCAATACCTGGACCTGAAGTTTTACCTTCTAACAGTTCAATTAAAGATTCTTCTGCTTCTCCGTATATTACGTGATCTACCATTTTAATGATGGGTGTTTCTGAATGAAATAGCATACATGAAGGACCGCCAAGTACAAACTTTCCTTTATAGCCAAGTTCTTTAAAGGCTTTTATTAATAAAATAGATGGAGCTTGTGATGTAGTAGAAAATTGAGTAATGCCTATCCATTTAGGATTATGTTTTAAAACATCTTTTGCAAAAGAAAAAGTTGGTTCTTTTAATTTTGTACCATAATCTTCTATTAGTAAATCTAAATCTAGCCAACAAGGATGTTCATCGCCCCACCACAATTCACGACAATCTTCCATTTGATTATAGAGATAGATATTAAAATCCATATAAACCGAAGAAAAACCATTTTCTCTTAACTGTGATTTCAATAAAGCAGGTCCAACAATAGGCATATTAGGATCTAATTTTGGTACAGTTATGAAAATAATGTCTTTACTCATGAGCCCTGATTAACATATTGTTTATTAAAAATCCATCACGCGCTGCGTTTATTATATGATTTGTACTTATACAAACTTGCTTTAAACTAACATAATTTTTCGGTTTGTATTCTTTTAAAATTTTATCGGTACCAACATATCCAAACTTTATACTTGAAACCATTGGTCCTTTAGGAATATATTGTAATTGGTAGATGGCTTTATCCAATGCAGCTTTTGCAGCTTGATATGGCCAGACTTTTCTTGGATTTTCATCTACAGTATTTGAACTTATATTTATAATTAATTGATCAATATTCATTCTATCGTAAATCTCATAAAGAATTTCTGTTTGTGCCCACATATGATCCGGATATTTTGGATCATCATACATAAAAGCATTGTTGATAAACACAGAACATTCATTTAAATGTTGGTACATTTTAAGTCTATCATATTTTTCTGTTAAATTATATCCATTCGATCTACTAAATCCTTTATCACCAAAAGCCTCAAAAAGAGCTTTACCTATTCCATTTGTATGGCCTGTAATAAAAATCATATTATACCTTCTACCTTTTGTATATCTCTACGATTTAATCTCCACACAGATTGTTTAATTCCATATATTTCTTTTTCACCATACCAACTATATGTTGGATCAATATCTTTACATTTATGGAAATGTTTATCTAGTTTTTCACTACTAGCTGTTCCACCGTCTCCAGTATTGGTAGTAAATAATATGTACTTTGCTCCGCGATCCATTGCATAATCCACCATATATGGTACTAACCAACTTGTAATTCCAGAGCAAGATATTAAACCTCTTCTTCTTCCAAATCCTTTAGCTCTATATTGTCTTAGCGTAGCTGTTCTACAAAATATTCTCCATGCTTCAGGATAATATTCATAAAAATCGTGTGTATGCGTCATAGATATAATTTTATTATCATGATAAATTACATATAAACCACTGTTAGATCTTAATGCTAATTTTTCCATAGTTGAATTATTTTCAATACCTTGATCAGCAGCTTCACTAATAAAAGCTTCTAAATCTGACAACATTGAATTATTGTAAAGTTTTATTTGCATATTGTTTATGTTTAACATAACACCTCTTTATTATATCGGATTTATCTTTATCGGTAATATTTTTAATTTGATCGTATGTATAATCTAAATTACGCAATCGGTTATAGAACGTAAAGCTATTTATTGTATTATTCATTGAACGAATAGCTATATCAGTTGCCTGTGATTCTGTCATATTATCGTTATACCAACCAATATCATTAAATGAATATCCGTATTTATTAGGATCAATTCCTATTTTTGATTTTGGCGATATCGATAAAACTTGAAAACTATAACTATCAATTGAATTGGCTTTATCTAACCAATCAACTGTAGCATTTAAAGTATCTTGAGTTTCGTACGGTAATCCAGCAATAAATCCACACGATATTAAAATATCAGGGTGTTTTTCTTTCATCCATTGTAATCCATCTTTTATTTTATTTGGATCCATACCCTTACCAATGGTTTTTGCAGATTTATGATTAAAACTTTCTATTCCAAAAAATACAGATTTTAATCCGCTTTCTGCTAATATATCCCAACTTTCTGGTTTTGAAATAATAAGATCTGCACGTGCATAGGATGAAAATTCTAAATCAAACGGTAATGTTTTAAACATATTTTTTAATTTTCTAATTTTTTCTGTAGAATCATTATAGGTATCATCGCTAAACATATAACCTTCAGTTCCATAATTAATATAATTTCTCATCATTTCTTCTTTTAAAACTTTTGGTGATTTACAAAAATCCCAAAGTTTTTTACCGTTTAAAGGATAAGAACAAAAACTGCATTTAAATATACAACCTCTGGCTATTTCAATAGGTAAATGTTCTTGTTCAAAGATATAATCCGAATCATCCCATAATATTTGACTTGTATTGAAATTAAAATTGTTTATAAATTTATCTTCAGCAGGACCATAGATGTATTTTACGTTTTTAAATTCATTTTTTATCTTCATACCTCCAATCACTATTTGCATTCCTAAAGTTCTTATATAACTAAATAATTCTTCTGCTTCTTGTTTTTCAATTCCAATGCTAGTGCCTTTTTCTAATTCGGATCTTATTTTAATTCGACTTTCAAAAGCATCAAAATTTTTAGGAGCCATGAATGTAGAGCTAAAACCAATCCATGCGGTGTCTTTAGTTTTATATTTTAAAATGATATTTTTTATTTCATTTAAATTAAAAAAGGTAAAAAAATCTACAACTTTAACCTTTTCATTTTTTAATCTAAAATCTGAAGCAATTCTATAAGCACCAGCGGCTCTTCCTAAACCAATACTTCCATTTACGTCTGTAAAGATGATAGCTTGCATTTAATTTTTTCTCTAAATTCATTTGTAAATACCCCGTCTATTCTTAAACAATACGAGGCTTGTGGTATGCCGTCTGAAGTATGTCTATCTTGATCATTAAACCAAGTACATGTTGATTCTGGATAATGTTTTACTTTTATTCCATTTTCTTGTTCATCAACTAAATGAAATCTCATTTTATTTTTGTCTATAGTAAACCATAAAAATTCACATACATCATTTCTTTCGCCATCATACATTCCATCGCGATGTTCAGTTAATATTGAAAAATGATCTAATGTAAAAAAGAATACTCTACCAAAATTTATAAACGGAAGCGTGTTTATGTATTTTATTAATTCCGGAAAAAACTTAGCGTTATTAGTCCATTCGGCTCCTTCTCCAGAATCTTTGTTTAAATATCCTTTATGTTTTTTTAAAAATACACCACTAACAGAATAATGAATATCTTTCCAATACTTTAAAAATGTTCTTCGTTCATAAGTAGTTAGTCCTTCAACTTCTTTTTTATGTTTATATTCTTCTTCGTACGGATATATTAAATCATTTTGTAATTTATATACTCTAGGGCCAGGATCACATATATGTAGATATGATTTTGCCAACCCCATAGCTATTTCTTTATCTAATTTCAAAAAACTTTCTGTGTCAACTATATCATCTAAATCTAAAAATGGTATACTATAATCTAAACCTATCATATATCTGTATTAACTCCTTATTATCTGTCTCATGTCTTTCGGGTAAACATGTTACAATGTGTATTCTATTTTGTTCTGTTGAACAATTCATTGCAGTATGTTCTTTTGTAGTATTAACTATAACTACTTCACCTTCTTTAAAATCTAAAACTTGCGGAGGATCAGTAAATATAAATCTACCGCCTTTTCCGTATGTATCATACGCACCGTAAATAGGTATATGCATTCGAATTGTTTTATCTTTATGCAATGAATAACAACTTTTAGGTGTTTGTATCATAATTCGTGTTCTCACAACCGGAAATGGGAGATTTTTTAAACATTCTATAATATATTCATCTTCAATATCTTTATTCCATACATTAAACTGTGCATCTGATGTAACAGATCCATCATTATACCAAAGTGATCCAACTCCATCGTAGTGTTTATTTTCAACGGTTTTAGGCAAATGCTGCAAAGCAATTTGAGAAACTGAATCTGGAGGTGGACACTTTTTCTTTATAGATAAATATGATTGATATAATTCTTTTACATTAAATTTTATGTTATAACAAAAATGAGATTCCATGAGTTTACGCCAAAGTAAGTGGTTTTGTCCTGAGCCTTTTTCTAATATATTTATAACTACCGATGGGGCTGCAGCACCGTGTTGTGTTTCTGGTAATTGGCCTTTAAAAGAACATCAAACACATAATATAAAAGATTGGAGTGAAGTTCAAAATAGTAAATATTTTAAAGGACTGAGAGAAGATTTATCAAAGGGCACTGGTGATTTTATATCTAATTATTGTAGTTGGTGTTACAAAAATGAAGAAGCTGGTAGAAAATCACATCGTCAAAATTATGTAGAAAGATTAACAGATGAAGAATGGGATTTATTAGATAAAGCTTATTTAGACAAAAATAATTATAAACCGCCTATCATTAAATCTATGCAAATTAAAGCATTGGCAGGAAACTATTGTAATTTATCTTGTCAAATGTGTTTAGCTTCAGAGTCATCAGGCTTAGCATTAGAAAATCGTAAATTAGGAATTGAAGACAATCACCCTTTAGATAGACCTGCAAAATATCTTTTTCCGTGGGATCAAAATGGATTAGAAGAATATTTAAGAAAAACACAAATATTAAAATTAGTTGGTGGTGAAACTCTAGCTATTAAAGCAAATTATGATATTTTAAAAACGTGTATTGATAAAAAAATATCAGATAATATAAGCGTTGAAATTATAACAAATGCAACTATTTTTCCAAAGTTTGATAACTATGACATATTTGATTATATTCCATTTTTTAAAAATTTTAATATAACTTGTAGTGTAGAAATATGGGGAGAAGAAAATGACTACATTCGTTATCCAAGTAAATGGGAAGAAACTGAAAAAAACATTTATAGATTAAATGAAACAAATGCAAATGTCGCAGTAGCTTCTACGGTCAATGCTTTAAATATTGGTTATTTAAATAAAATGAAATTTCCAAGATATAGTTTTATGTCGGTAGTATCTGCAGATAATCCTTTTAGTATTACGTCTATTCCACCAGATATTAGACAAAATATAAATGTATTACCTGAGCATAAAGAATTATTAAATGTGTTTAAATATGATAAAAATAATATGAATAAAATGTTAGAAGTTATCCGTAAAAGAGATCAATTTAGAGGTACTAAACTTACTGATGTATTTCCTGAGTGGGATCGTTACTACTAAGTATTTGTAATAATCTTATATGAGTAAGACTTGCATTAACTAAATAATGTTCTGTCATCCATTTCCAACAAATAGCATCACCTTGTTTCCAATTAGTAATTACTTCTTCTTCAACTCCGAATACTTGTCCGCATTTCCAATCTTCTAAAAATATTAAATTTTGCCATAAATTTTTTAAATTATGTTTTTTTCGATAAGGCTCTAATTCATCCACATGTATTGGTAACATATTACCAGGACCTTGATCAATTAACATGTATTGCGCATGTTTCCATGGACCATCAGGTGGTTTATTACAATCTGCCACTCTGAATCTAATATTATGTGTTGTATATCCAGCCTTTTGATATTTCTTATATTTGTGCTCGGTTTCTTTAGCCAACTCCATTCCACATAATGAATCTTGTAGCATTTTAAAATTTAATTCATTATGCCATTCTGGATTAATTTCAAAGTTTCCATAACGTATAATTTTACTCATCTTTTTTGCCATTCTGTTAATTCAATACCTGTAATTTTAGAAACATCATTAAATTGTAAAGTATTTAGAATAAAATAAAATTTTCTATAATCAAAAGATATTTCTGTATAACCTTCCAAGTCTATAAAATAAATTTCTTTATTTTCTGTTATAACAAAATTTTTAAGTGTTATATCTGTAAAACCCCAATCAGATTTTCTTTCTATCATACCTTTCCATATTTTTTCATTAATATCTAAAGTTTTAATTTCTATAGTTCTTAAATTATCTAATGTAATACCTTGGATATATTCTACATCAAAATCAATTGACATGTTTTGAATATCTTTATAAAAGTTAAATCTAGGAATTTTTATATCTTTAAAATTTTCTTTATCTTTTTTAAGCATTTTATATCGTAACCAAGCATAATCCATAATTTCTAAAGTCGGATATTTTCTACTGTACTTAAGTGTAAGATTTTCCGCATAATAAAATTTATCTCTTTTATAATTATAAATTTCTAATTCTTTTTCTATAATCATGGTCCTACTGATAGAAATATTCTATCTACTTCTCCTTTCTTTATTAAAACACGATGAGGCATATGTGTTCTTATAATTCTATAACCTTCATTACAAACCAAATTAACTTTTTCTCCGTCTATAAATTCTAAAGCTTCTGGTTGTGAAAGTTGTAAAGCTTGATGATATCTCCATTCAAAAGCATCAGTATGATAAGGAAGATGCACACCAAATTTAGATGACAACGTATATAACACATTAAGATTTTTTTGTTTAAAATGATCTTCGCATTGTTGTATTATTAGTCGTTGATCATTAATTCTATGTTTTGTAAAAATTTTATACAGTATTACAGATACAGGAATTTTATAAACCATATCATCAAATACTAATTGATATTTGTATATGCTAATATAATCTGATTCGATTATAGGAATATGACATAATTCTCTGTAAGAAAGATGCGTGTAGTTTTTATAGGCATCAAACGGTTCTTGACATAAATGAAAATTAACACCATCGTTAAAGTATAAATGATCTTTAATATGAGTTTTTAATAACTCTAATATGTCTTGTCCTAAATTTAAAGCTAATTTATGATCGGCTGCAGCAGATAATTTTTCATAATTTTTCATGAAAGTATTTATATGACCAGATTCTGTTCCCAAGCTCTGGTCAGGCTCGGTATAATTACGCAGCGATTGCGTAATCTACAGGTGCAAAGTTATCGTTTGCATTTATTTTTTAGTAGACTCAATTACCTGTCGATCCTATTTCGCCCCCACAAAGACACACTAGCTGATTCTACCTTCCAATCAGATGAAGTTAACCATTGTGTACCAAGGTATGGTTACATATTCCATTGGGCTCTACCTCTCCCAAAACCTAATATGCCAACATCTAGTATGCCTATGGTGGAGGCGTTGGGTACTGCCCCCAAGTCCAGTATAACCTCTAACATCTACTATAGTATTTATTATATCATACTTTTGATATAATGTAAACAGTTAATTAAGGTTTTATTGCATCGATACCTGGTAAATATTCACTCATACCTAATAATTCGCCATCAGTAAATTTTCCACCAAATGGATCAATCACTCCATTTGCAATTGCATCAGCTATATTATTTGCTGTTATTTGAACTGCTAATGGCATATTAGTCATTGGTGCCATTTTTACCATACCGGTATCCATACCGCCCCAAGTATCAGCAGATTCCCATGTACCATTTAAAGCTGCTCTTACTCTTTCAACATAATATGGACCCCAATCATCTATAATAGCAGTAAGTTGAGTATTAGGAGCAAACTTAATCATATCAGAAGCTTGGCCAAATGCTTTTATGCCGGCTTTTTCTGCAACTTGCAATGCAGCAGTTGAATCTGTATGTTGTGTGATAATATCAGAACCTTGATTAATTAGTACTTCTGCAGCATCACCTTCTTTTGCAGGATCATACCAAGTATTAACCCAAACAACATCTATATCAAAATCAGGATTTACAGATGTAGCACCAAGATAAAATGCATTAATTCCACGAATAACTTCGGGAATTGGGAAAGAAGCAATATAACCAGCTTTTCCTTTTTCACTCATCATTCCTGCAATTACGCCTTGTACATATCTTCCTTGATAAAACTTCGAAGAATATACAGCCATATTATCAGCAGTTTTATAACCAGTTGCATGTTCAAATTTTACGTTTGGAAATTTCTTTGCAACATTTAACATTTGTTCCATATATCCAAATGATGTTGCAAATATAACGTCAACACCGTTCATTGCCATCTGTGTCATTACTCTTTCAGCATCAGGTCCGTATTTTACACTTTCAACATAAGTTGTAGTAACTTCATCACCGAATTCTGCTTCAACTGCTTTACGTCCTTCGTCGTGCATATATGTCCAACCGTGATCACCTGTCGGTCCGACATAAATAAAGCCGACTTGAAGTTTGTCAGCTAATACAGTACTTACTAAAAATAGTGGCATTAATAGGACAGCCAGTCCTTTTATGAATGATCTCATAAATAGATTTCCTTTCGAGGGGGTTAAGGCAGGATCGTAAGAATATACTCTGCCGTTTTGAGTTGTTAAATAATTATATATAAATACTATTATCAATATATTATTCTCCCATTATGTTTATTTTTTGAAATGAATTAAAAAATTCATAGGAGAAGTTATGGATCCAGTATCCGCAGTCACTATAGCGGGCGCCGCATTTAGCGCGATCAAGAAAGGTTTTGCTTTCGGGAAAGACATGGAAAGTATGTCTAAAGATCTCGGTCGATGGATGGGCGCTATGAGTGATATTAAAAAATGTGAAGAGCACGCGAATAGACCTCCATTATTTAAAAAACTTTTCTTTGCAGGTTCAGTTGAAGAAGAAGCGCTGAATACTTTTATGGCCAAGAAAAAAGCAGAAGATATGCGAGAAGAATTAAAACGATTGATTATGTTTAGTCGTGGACAAAGTGCGTGGAACGAATTATTAAAAACAGAAGCAGACATAAGAAAGAAAAGACAAGAAGCTATTTACGCGCAAGAAGAATTCCGCCAAAAAATTATTGACGGAATTTTAATTTTTATAGTTTCAAGCATAATGATATTAGGTATATCATTTATAGTTTATCTTGTTGGTATTAATCAAGGATTATGGAAACCAATAGATTGGTGGAAATTAATCGGTGGATAATAAATCTTTTATATACGTTTGACCAAACGCGTTTTTTTGATCTAAATTTGAACTTTTCAAGTCATGTACATGTAGTTGAATAATTGCATAATGAAGTATTTTCATTAAATCTTTCCTTGCTTCAGAATGACTACCTTTCTTTCCATAACGTTGTGCATATTTTAAAATATTACCAATACAAAATCCTGTGCCGTGCCCGCCATCAACGATAAATTCTGCTGCTTGGAATTTTTCTTTAGAGTAATGACTATTATATGTTGAATCTATATGTGTGGCTAAATCTCTTATAGCTTTGTCTTCATTAAATTTATAATCTATTTTCATGTATTTTCCTTGTACCAAAGTGTGGCAGCATCCATAATCATATTGGTATACTTTATTCTATAACCACTACCAGCTTTTAGATCTTCGATGCTAATTAATTTTTTATGCGGATGAGTAACCTTATCCCACTTTTCAATAAGATTTTTACAGAGAGTGTCAAATTGGTAATCAGTTAATACTGATTTATCTTTTTCATAATAAAGATATGATGACATTAAAAAATATGCCATCATTCTATTTGGGGATAAATTTTCTATCATCTCCAATTTTTTCTATCAGTTTCATTTTCATAACCAAATGTGTATTCAGCAACTTGAAGTGGATCCATTTGTTCAGCTTCAATTTTGATACCGTGACTTGTACCCATTGGCCAATAATGTGGATCATAAGGTCGACCGTAGTAGCGATCTGCACTACCACGATCTAAAGGAGAACCGTGTTCAGCTTTTGCTCTTAAATCGTGAAAACATTTTTTTGGATCAAACATATCTGCCTCTAATAATTCTCGTATTTCCATTGGTATATTCATTATATATTACTTCCTACATATTGCATTAATGACCACCATGTATATTGTGATCCTTGTCCAAAATCTAACCAACCTAATGCAAATACTATAAGCAATAAGCCACTAAATAAATCTTTAAGCATGTCCTTGACCCTCAACTTCAAATAAATAATCATGTACATTATATTCATTTAAACCAGTCATTTCGACATTCTGAACTTTTAATATTTTTTTAGCTGCAGTATCAATGCTGATATGACCGTCACCTAAAGTTGTGATAATATCATCAATTTCGATTTCTGCCTGTTCTTCGTAATATCTTTTTTGTGCTGACATTAAACTAACCCTTCTAATACAGTAAAAGCTTTTTCAAATAAATCGTGTACAGCTGAATCATACTCGAAACCAGATTCTACACCGAAATCAAAACTTGAAGAAGTTCTAAATGAATCAAAATATCCAAAAGTAATAAAAGCTTCTGCTAATTCTAATGGATCGTTAGATGCACATACAATTCCTGTATTATTGTGAAGTTCTAATTTACCTTCACCTGCGCTTAAATAATGTATTTTATCAAATATTGGTGTATCAATCATAATATAATTTCTCCTTGTTATAGTATTAATATAACACTTTTTTTAGAAATGTAAACCCCCTAAATGCGTTTTTTTCAAATTAATTTAATATTGTTACATATATGTAGCATTTGGCTCTGGGAGAAGGATTCGAACCTTCACGTCAGATAAATA